AATTGTTCTTCTGAAAGTTTCTTCAACTCGCCTAAGGGAACAGATTCTGTTTTAACGCCCTGAATAATCTTTTCGATCGCATATGGGCCATTCTCGCGTTCCCATCTTTCTATAAATTCCTTGGCGTTGTAGGGGTCATACCCTAGGGCTCGAACGTCATACTGATTTTCTTCTATGTGTTTGTCCAAATCGTCATAGACATCCATCATATCGAGAACAGTACCTTCCATAACCTGAAGTGTACCTTCTTTCAAGAAGTCCTCATACTTGGCGCGCATAGCACCAGGCAGCTTCATAAGCGTCTTCGACGATATATAAGAACGAGTTTTAAGACCAAACCCACCGTGAGAATGAGGAAAAAGAAAATCGAATGCGCAAAAGTCATCTCCTTGTGAAAGATCAAGACCCAAAGCACAAGGAAGGCCCCAATAATCTCGTTTACGATGTGGAATTGTCTCCTCGTACGTGAAGAAATAAGTATAACCCTCCATAGGTATACCAAAACGCTTAGCAAGTATATCGTTGCGAGCAGCAGGAGCGTTCTCGGCACGCTCAACATCCAACTGATAAGTTTCATAGGTCACTGTCTTTCCTAAATTGGGATTTGCTTTAATCCACATCTCTGGGTCGGCAACTTCTTCAACATCATCCAGACGATAGTACCAAATCGACACGTGAGGGTTTATGTAATCACCTTTAAGAATGTCAAGTAACTCCATTTTAATTGTGTCGCCGCTACTATTACGAACGGTTCCTTCCGAGCTAACTGCTATAATAAGAAAGTCGTCTAATTTGGACGCTCCCTGTTCGAGTGCACCGACAATGTCTTCGCGAATATCGCCCGAGAGCCACTCATCAACTCCTGCAATTTTAGGTCTAAGGCCCTGGAGTTTATCGATTGACATCGGACGTATCTCAAGTAAAGAACCAGTAAGAAAATTCTCAATGCCTTTCTTTGTAGATGCTAACTTTACACGATTCGCCTTTGAGCCTGTGGTGTTTTGTAAGGAACCCTCTGTCAAAAACTGAAATAGAGGCCCTCTAGCTCGTGTGATAGATGTTCTGATTGGTGATATGACTTCGTCAGCCTGTTTCATAGTCGGCGCTGTCGTCACCTGATGAGTGGTCGATGTATCTACGTTTAGAAAGTAATTTTGAATGAGAGAGACATACATTGACTTGGCAGCACCCCGAGCCACAATTAAGTATTGCTTGTTAATCAAACGCTTTTTGATCTTCTTACGGATGTATCGACCACCGTGATTGTCTTTGTTCGGTATGTAGACACTTCGTTCAACAAAGTACCACCATCCGAACACTTGTTCTGCCCAAAGTTTAAAAGTATCGAGAAGATGAAGGTCACTACCGTCGGTTAACGTGCATTCGTTCTCACAAAATGCTATAAAACCATCGATAGCTTTGTCGTCATAATATATTGATGGGTTTGCAATCAGAGCATCTATGCGATTCATCTCCATAGATATCTCTTTACAAACCGGAATCTCACCTTTGATCACCTTCTCTCGAAACTCACCATAGTACTTTGGTGTGGCGGTGTTCGATAACGACATAATTCACCTTTTAGTCAACAAACGTTGAATTAATCGTTTGGTTGGATGCAGGTCTGTGGCGATTGGCCGCCTCTTGGGCGTGGTTCATTACACTTTCAAAATTTTTCCCCAAATTCTTGTCGATGTAACTTGATAGCAATTGCTTTCCGATCTTCGATAGCATCTCGTTCGCGAATTTCCTACCAGGACTCATCTCAGTTTTGGTCAGATCTTTGTACTGCTTTTCTAGTTGAAGCCTGGTTGTCAACGTTTTGAGCTCTTCGTTTGACATTTCTGATACGTGCTTTTTCTTCAGTGTCGTCGCTTGTGTAGAGTCTTGGCTTGGGTTTCTTCGATGAACACCCCATTTCATGCCGAGAACACCCACGTGTTGTAAACTGTGTTGATTCATATTTCTCCTTCTATTGGAATTTCCGGTGGAATTGGAACTTGGACGTTTAAACGCCATTCCAGCTCTGTAATCTGTCTTTGAATGGCTTCGAGAAGAAACGATGTACCCGGAGGGTCAAAAGCAAGCCTCACTTTGAGGTAAATGTACGTTTTGACAGCCGAATACATAACCGAATCCGTCAGAAAATCGACCCACGTTGGCGTTTTATCCTCGATCGAGTATACGATTTCCGGCCCAACTCCAAGCTGATTCAAAGACATGAAAGCAGAGTTAATATGAATAAGGATATCGGTGTCGAATGCCACGTCCGTTGATGGAATACCCAACATTGTTTTTATAGTGTCTAGAATGCTTTCTATCATGTTATTACTCCGCTTTTTGAATGTATGCTGTTTTTGTGTAGCCCTGGATGGGAGACTCGTCTAGAGTTTTAACTTCTGTCCAACCGTTCTCGTCTTCGGACAGTATCTCTAGAGGTGTGTCTCGGAAAAGGATCTTTATGACTTTCGATTTTTGCTGTGGTTCTGAACGAACATAGCTTATGTTGTAGGTCATAGTACCAAGCAGCGGCTTTTTTTCAAACAGGTCTGGATGTCGCTCGTACATTGACTCTACCACAGCATCCTCTTCGGCAATGACAACCTTCTTTTTGTTTGTACTTTTCTTACTAGGCATGCTTTCCTCCGTTACTATTTTTTTCGCCACAGACGAGTGTCGCCTGGACGTCTCTCAATAGGGACTTGCGGAAGTAAAGATTTATCGCCGTAATGTATAGCTTGATGTGTGCGATCGCTCGTGACGATCAGAAATTCAGGATCTAATATGTCCGGGTTTCCGTTTTTTAAGTCTTCAATCCAAATCGGATTCATATGATGAATGAGAATTTTGGAACGAACTTCGAATCCTGGAACACCGAGATCACAACCATTATCTCTGACAATCACAAAGTCACGAACTCTTTTCCACTCTGTAGAGAAGTAGAATCTTTGATTGAAATATCGATCCCAACCCCAAGTTTTTTTTCCAACGACGCCATGTAGTTTAAGGTAATCAAAACGTTCTTCGATTGTTTCAAGCCGTTTAAGATCTGAATATTGTCTAATCATCGTCGTCTTCTTCGGATACCTCCTCCCTGCCTTGATATAGTGCCATAGATCTAATGGCTCTCTCGTAAAGTTCTTCGATCTTTTTCTGAGATTCCAACGCTTCCGTTTTAGCTTGTAAAAGTCTCGTTTCGTGTTCGAGTTTAAGCTTTTCTATTTGTGATTGACTAGATCCCATCTTTAGAAAATACAAGATTTCTTGAGATGTGGCGGTTTTCTTTCTAATCTTCTCTTCGGCCAAATCATAAGCCAGACGGGCAATTTGATTCTCTCTTGCTTCCACTGTCCTCCCAGGAGCCTGTTGACGACGTCTGACAATTTTGGCTTCGATTTGTCGCTCTTTAGGCTTGCCTGTGATTTTTGGCATAAGAATCACCTCCTAATACTTTTTCAACCAGAAGGTTAAACGATCTTTGCCCCACAAAAGCATAATCCTGTCAAAACAAAGATACATGGGATAAGAGAAGTCTTGATTACTCCACGAACCTTGTGGACCAATTGTCACATGAGGTTCAAAATCGGTAAACTCTCCGGTGTGCCAATCTTCCAACATTCTTCTTACAGCCAGGATTTCTGGAGTGGAAGAAATTCTAAAAACATCTACCGGTTCGTCGTCGCCCATAACATCGGGCCCGATAACTTTGGCCATTATTGGATTGGTGAGCATTGAAATCGAAGCGACATCCTTTGCGAGCTCGTTAAAGCGATTTACCTTTAGATCTGTGGTTTCTCCAGCATAAATCATGGTCATGTGAGCTGGCTCTATCTTGCACCAGCTATCGTCTTGTGGAATCAAGGCGACTATGACTGATGTTTCGTTTTGATCCATTTGAGTTTCCTCCTTTCTAGATTGTGTTTTCAAATACTTTTGAGGGGATTACCGAGACTTGAAACCCACTTTTACATGGGCTCTTGAAAGGAGAAAGCGGTCCACAACTCCGCTTTAGTTTGAAATCTCGGTAACCCTCCAAAAAGTATTTGTAAAATATCCCCCCGGAGAATTTTCGGGGAGGCGGGCGATGAGTAGGGGGGGTATCTTTTGCGAGACCCCTCCCCTACGTCATAGATTTACTCTCTGTTGCTTTGTACTCTTGGAATGTAATCTCGTTGAATTTTTAAGTACAGACCAGAAAGATTTAAACTAACAATTTCGTTCATTGCTTGGTCAATAGCAATAGCTTGATCATCATCACTTAACTCATCTGATGACTTAGTAACTCTTGCTAAGTAAGCACAAGTGTTGTAACCCTTTGACACGTCATAGCTGTACCATTCTTCGAAGCTATCAAAAGGATTAAACGGATTGTCTAATGTTGTTAACATGTACTCATTATTAGGCATACACATTATCTCCTTTTAAATTATTTAATGGCCTCTTGTATACTTGTTGTTGATACACCTAAGGCACTTGCAATTTCAGATGTGGTGTAACCAGCAGCAGCCATAGACTTAGCTCTAGCAACTTTAGCTGTTGTCATTTGATACGCGGTACGCGGTGTTGCCCGCTTTCTTAACGCTTCGGTGTCGGTATTAGTTATGATTTGGGAAAGGGTATTGTTGCTGACGGCCCCTAATTGAATGGCTTCCCACTCCCGATCAGTAATTTCAATTTTCTGTTTCTTTGCACCAGCACGAGCTCTTGCTTCTTCCAACGCTTGACCCTTGATCTTTTTTAGGTCGCCGGGTTCCATCTTTGGATTGGCATCCCGTTTGGTTCGGACTATTTTGTTTGCAAGGAGCTGGGCTTGTCTTTCAAGGGGGCGGTTCATATTGGCTATGCGTAGCTTAGCCTTTAAGCTTTCAACTTCGGCTCTATAAATTTCTTTGGCAGAGGGGGAGTAAATAAGATTTGGTGTACGAAGCAGTTCTAGCCGAGCCTTGTTTGCTAAAGATTTTAAACTATTTGCGTGATCGGCGTATATGCTTTCAATCTTAGTGCCAGATGATAACGTTAATGCATCATCTGTCTCAGCCATTCTAGTAGAACTTGTGGTTTTCTTTACAAGTTTTCCCTTGTTGTTGACAAACGTCGAGCCTGTTTCGTCGAATACTTTTTTCCCTGTTGCTGGATCAATCCGATAAGAATCTTTTCTTTGTGGAACTCTTATCTCGGATGAAGCTTTAGAAATAAGAGTGGAAGCACCAGCTCGTTCTCCGCCTTGATACTTTTTCTTAAGCTCGGAAATGCCATTATCAAGAGCCGATTGTTTATAATTAAGATGGTGCTTTTCAGCATCAATTACAACCATAGAATGTCGAACTGCTCTTGCTATCTCATTAGCAGATGCACCTTTAATCGTCATGTCTGTGATCAGATTCGACACATCGCCCATCTGCATCTGTTTTGTTCGATTGCTCATCTTCGGCATACCATCATAGGCAGGATATGCGATCTTAGGATCAAAATCAGCCAAACCTCTCAATGACGGCGAAGTGATAATTTCTTTTCTGTTATTGGGAATAACCAAAACAGTGTCACCATCGAAGTCAGCACCCGACAACTTCTTAGCTACATCGGGGTGAATTCCAACTGCATCTATGGCGTTTCCTATTATAGATTTGGCAGTCGAGTTTCTATTGTTAACTCTAAGTTCTGGTATCTCAAATGTTCCGCCGTGGGGATGTCGAATAAGAACTACTGATTCTCCATCTCGATAGTTGGGCGCATATATCTCTCCGGTTTTCATGGTCGGAAATGGAAGAATAACATGTGATGACTGTCTCGGAAGGGCTGCGGCTTTCAAATGAACAGCGGCTGCATCTGCACCATCGGCGAACTCTCTTAATAGTGCTTTTTTGATAACGGGGTTAGTTAAAGAAAGTATTTCATCATATTCTTCAAGTTTCAAACTTCTCGCCATATCTAGTTGTTTCTTAGCTAGCGCAGGAGATTGTTTGGATAGAACTTGAGATGATATGCTTTTTGACCATTCTCCCCAACTACCTTCTTCGTTGACAATGTTGAGAGCGGAGAGCTGTTTTTTTCCCTGTGCATTGACATAGTGTTTCTGACGAACCACAGTCCCAAAAGGATTGTCGAGATCTTCTTTCATAGATTTAAAGACTTTTTCAGGAGGAGTTCCTTTTGGTTTATTGGTGTTATAAATAATATCAACCCCATGCGGCAGCTTGTCAGCATACATAGCCATGCCTTTCATGTAGTGGGTTCCATCAACACCAACACGAACTTGCGCGTATTTTGCACTTCCCAGGGAAATATCATCAACGCCCCGTCGCAATTCAATAACTCCGTCTTTATCTGATCCGCCTTCTTCGCCGTATCGAATAAGAACACGTTTACCGTTAACGCTATTAATTGGTTCTAATCCAAGAAAAGATCGTCCACCATCTTCTGAATAATCAGTAATACCTTTAATGTTGTCTCGATTTTTATAAATTTCAGAATATGTCATTCCTGGAGGAGCAATCACTTTGATCGTTGTAAACTTTCCTGTTCCCAATTGCTCAACCTTAACATAGTGAACTTTATATCCCTCTTCTTCTAGAAGTGAGACAGCCGTGTTGAGCTTTGTTCTGGTAATGCCGATATGGTTTTCTATTCCAGCACCGATGTCAATCACTCCTTTTTTCTCGACTGTATCCCTAAGCATTTTTGCTGTTGAGACTGCAATATCGGAACGGGCTTGTAGTGCGGGATCTAAAAGAGATCTAACCGAGGACTCGTTGATTTTCATCCGTTTTCCTATGGCCACATTGGACATTCCCTTTTCTTTAAGCTTTTGCGCCTGAGCAGCCATAGCAGCTCTCGTTTCCGATTTAGCTATCGATTTTCGAGTTCGCAATTGCGTGGTAGTCATTCCCAAACCTTCAGCAATTTGAACTTCACTAAGCCCCTCGTCTTGCAGTTGTTTAACATACCCCAAAAACGATCGATTTCGTTGTTCTGGATCATCGCCAGATCCCCAAGGATAACGACCAGATCGACGTTTAACCCCAATATGTTTCAAGAAGGTCATTGGTTTAGTCCTCCATTTCTTCTGCTTTTATTAGTTCGATCCTTTTGTCAAAGTCAACTATTTTGTCCATGATGCTACGAATATCATCTGGCTCTGGTTTGTGTACAACAACCTCGTCCCCTTGATATATTCGTAACTCAATATAAATGGATTCGGGTTTGATTTTGTATTCGAGGCAAAAATATGCAGCATATATTTCTAGTTGATTCATAGAAACTGGAGAAACCCCAGTCTTCAAGTCATGAATGCGCAGACAATCATCTCTGAAACATATAGCGTCAGCAGTGCCAAAAGCATTGACAGAGTAAAACAGAGGTTGCTCAGATGCCATCCTATAACCAATAGCGTCGTTGACAAACTGGTTTAAGGACACTTTGCTTTTTGGTAAGCGCTGTTTCAATCTGATGCAACGACTTGCAAAATCGTGCAGTTCTGTTCCTTTTTGTATAGCTAGAAATTTAGCGTAAGCCACGCTTATTTTTTCTTCGCTATAATTAACCCAATGGTATTTAGAAGCCGATAGGAACGCGTGCTCTCCGACCAGGTCGTAATGCTTGTTGAAGTTCATCGAGAAATTTCTCCTTGTTCTGTGGATAAACGAAGGACGCGAAAGACATTTCATTCAACAAATCGATGAAATAGTCCTGATTCGGTCTATGACTGGCACGACTAGACGCTTTCGCTTCGAACGCAGCCCAGTGTGGACCATATAGAATTAGGTGATCTGGAATTCCCTGGTGTCGATTAGCATCGTTTTTTAAGATGACAGCACCTGGATAGAGTTGCTCCAGTTCACGTATAAGTTTTAGTTTAAATGTACCTTCTGGTGTCATTATTTTTACTCCTCATGAGCAAAAATAAAAGAAGAGTAATCCCCTCTTACAAAGAGCGTGATTAGCTGCGATGTGTAGTCCGATGACCACTCTTCTTCTATTATAGCATATGTTCCTGACGCGAGATTGTTTTATCGTAATGTTTGGTTTCATTGAAGTTTTTTTTCTTCCCAAAAGCCTTTCCAATCTCTAGGTCGATCCAAGATTCAGACGTCAAGAAATAGTAATATAGGTTTAGAAATGGGGTGTTCTGTCGATCAATCCGTCCCATAGCCTGAATGGTCTGTTTGTACGAGTAATTCCTGGAATATAAAACTACGGTGTTTGTCTCCACACAATTCCAAGCCTCTCCCGCAGACAAATATTGGGCAAGATAGACCCAGCTTTCCCCTTCGGGCAGGGGTTCATGTATATGCCCATTGTATTCTGCCACGGGAACTGTCAAGACGTCGTTTAATCTCCTTAGTATATCCAGCTCATAGTCGA